CGTATAATTTTAACTCACCTTGAGCTTTTAATCTAATTTCATCAAGGTAAGAATTAGCATCAGTAATTAATGCACTACTTGCAGTAAGGTTTCCAGGAGTGTGGTCGAGCATATCCATGAAGTGCTTTCCACCAATAATCTCTGGAGTGTTTCCACCTCCACTTTCATTCCCTATAGCAAGACGCTTTCCATATGTTCCATTATCCCCATAGGCATAAAATAGCTCCCCCTGTGCAACACTAGTAGGTTTGCCCGTGCCTGTGGTTCTTTTAATCTGAATTGTTTGAGCCATTTATAACTCCGAATTATCCTAATAGGATCCTGCGTCTACTGTATCAGAGTCGCCACCAGCTGCGCCCACTATTATGGGTACCCACTGAAAAGTGCCTGTACTTGTTTCTCTATAGACTTTGAATTGTTCATCATCGGTATCATACCACGTGTCTCCTTCCTCTATATTGGAACCAGTAGGAGCGGATGCACCGCGAAAATCTTGATCTGCTAGTTGTTCTAATGCTGCTTGAACATTGGTAGCAGTTATTGTCTTATAAGGGGTAACAACAGAATTAGATGCTTGTTGATATTGAAACCCCACAGCAAAGTTATTTACACTTACGCTAGTTATAGTATCAACTAAGGTAACGCCAATACTATTATTATTTGTTACAGATACATTAGTGACTTCTTCTGTAATTGCAACTTTTGTTCCGGAAGAATCTGGCACTACCTTGTTACCTCTGGATTAATAGTAACACTTCCTTGTATTAATCTTTTTACAGTTGCGTCACCCGAAGTATGAATTTCCAGATCATATACATACCTACCTGCAGAAATACCAGAAGTAGTAGAAGATGACATTTCCATTTTCATTGTACCGGCAGAAGCATTAACTACGCTTACAGTAAAGCTTGCCGTCGCACTAGAGGAAGCATGGGTTGAGCGCATCTGAGCCCTGCCTGAGTAGCCAGTAAGATTCTTAGCTGTTCCTGACTCTGTAATTGTTAAGTCAATGGCAAAGTCGGAGCCTTGGTCGATGACTAAGTCATATGTAGCTGCTGTCATGTGTATTCTCCATTCTAGAATTATATCTCAAAGGACATATTTAGTCAAGTTTTATTTTTGGGGTGGTATTATGTAAAAGGAGGGCCGCTGTACCATTGTACAAGAGAGTACCTTGTTCCCTCATTTACTGGACTAACTTCATGCAACAAAAAAGACGGAAAGATAATAATAGTACCACGAGCATTAACTGTAGGTATTTCGTGAGTCCCCCAACAATCTTTTAATTTAAGATCTCCCCCAGAGTATTCACTAGGATCTGATAATTGTACTGTTACGGAAACTTTCCTCGTTATATTACTTTCAATATTATTATCTCTATGCCAAGTATAGAAATCATTTTTCTCATACACAGTGAACTGAGCTTTCTCACTTCCATTAAGATTAAATTGCCATTCTTGCTCATTCGTTTTGTGTACGTAGTAAAATAATAATCTATCTACCCAAGAAGTTTTTTCAAACCAAGCAACCTTACCATCCCGAATCTTAGTATCTATGTCATTCAGATCAGACTTGGTAGATATGGTTGCTTGTTCCTGGGCTAAGAGTAGTCCTTGCTCTATTATCTTGTCACAAACTTCATTTGATAGCTCGCCCGACCAAATTCCTACGGGACTTATTTCGACTTGTTTCACTTAGTTACTTCCTACTACGCTAAATTTCCTATTTTTACTCTCAGAACCTGACTAGGACCGGGAGCACTCTCATATACTTTTATGTTACCACTAGCAGCGTCCAAATGGATGCGGCTAGAATTAGCAGTTGTAGAAGAGATCTTTAACTGCTCCGTATCTATTGAATTGGCAGTAATATGAGTAGCTCCAATACTACCACTAACTATCATATTTCCATGAATTGTAAAATCAACAGTTGCCCAAGTAGTCGTTTGATTGGCAGCTGGACCATTAGCTACATTAGTAACAACATATCCTTGCATAGCTGTTCCGTCAGTCCTTCTTACTAGTGCCTGATCATTTACTACTGGGTATCTACCTACATCACCATACCAAGTCGCTTCAGTAGGCGCCGCAGGAGTAGCATTATTTGCTATAATAAACTGCCTAAAGAAGGAATAAGTGGCTCCAGGTCCAGGTGGTCCTGGGGTTGAAGCTCCAGGCGGTCCAGGTCCCCCAGGAGGTCCAGGGGTTGAAGGTCCAGGCGGTCCGGTCGGTCCAGTAAAGAGAAACTGTCCGGCAAAGGTAAAATTACCAGTACTAGCATCAAACCTCATATAGTTTGTATTATTACCTACTGAAAAATCTCCAGCACCATCCATAAAGAAACCGGCTGTTGTACTTGTGAAAGAGGTTTTCTGAAAGCTATGAACTTTGGCTGCTTGTAAATTGGAATTATCAACATGAGTTTGAGACCCGACTTTAAGAGCACTACCTACATGCAATACATTACTAAAAGTATCGTTCGCTGTTATAGCATCTGCAGCTAAGGTACCATCTACAATTACACTACCATCAAAGTCATTTGTAACTACTGAGCTAAAGTCGGCCACGTTAATTTGTGAAACTTGAGACGACTTTCTTGCAACATCCTGATATATTCTAGTTGCGATAGTACTACCACTAAAAATAGTAATTCTGTCATTAGGAACAATTCTTTTTACTAATGCCGTAGTATTAGTGTCCATATGGCCGTCCTCTGTATTAAGAGGGCTAGCAATAACTAGATTGGCGACTGCTTGTGCTGTTGCATCAGTTAAAGTGCCTTTCCAAGCAGCAGCATGGGTTGAGCTCTCAAATTTGTAATGTTGGCCACTTCTCTGATTAAGTTGCATTTTAGTAAAAGTATAAACAAATTCAGCAAACTCATCGCCATCTTCATTATCTCTTAATGTAGCTGTAAAACCTCCTCTATTTATAGCTTTTGTATCTATAATATTGGCAGAGTTATCTAACTGCAAAGTGCCTGCATCTGCTCCAGATGCTACGATTGTAACATCTCCAGAAGCTACTCCTCCTGTGTAGTCGCTGAAAATAATCTCGAATGTGTTTGCGGTGTTACCTGTAGCTGCGTAAGTCCATAGTGTATCATCTGAAACAACTTTAAAAACAGAACTCCAATCATTATTAGCAACTCCATCCACCATATCAAACATATAAGTAAGATTACTAGCACTAGCTACTATTCCTTTACTATCTGTATTTCCAGGCGCTACAGGATTGGGCTGTAGTACCCACTCACTAGCAAGAATATCATCTGTTGCTCCATGTCCCTTTGCTAATGCATATACTCCCCAAACAGCGGCACTACCTACCTGTGCCTGCATTGTTCTATACCAGCCAGTACTACCTATTTGATCTCCGCTAATACTACCGGCGGATACACCCGTAATACCGCTTGCAAAGGTATAAGTAATGGTTGGAAATCCAGAAATTTGGGGAGGTAGTAAAGCATTTGGGGTTCCATGACCCGCGTTAAAAGCAGCTAAATCCTGAGCTGCATCATTTCTATATAAGAAGACGGTTGCTTGATTTTCAACATCGGACGGGTTAACTGTAGCGGCGCGCCCATTAGTATTTGGAAAAAACAAGGATCTATAATGGGATGTTGTACCATTGGCTTTTTTTACTTCTTTAATATGTCTTGCCCAGTAATAATAAACAGTATTAGTAGTAGTTTCTACTTGTACATCTTCATAGTCCAGCACCCCTGTTTTTCCTTTCCAGCTATGTATTATATTAGAGTCTGTTAAAGAACCTACGGAGTCAGAGGTAAATCTATAAAGTACTGTTTCCCACGCTGGTCCTGCCTTGATTGAAGTAGTAACTTTTAATGTAACCTTATTGGCTGATCCTGTAGCAGTTAAAGCCTCAGGATGGGCTGGAGTATGATCTCCCTCACCTCCTCCGTTACCTTCTCCGTCTTGAATACGATCAGTAACCTTCGAACCAATTATATAAGTGTTATCATCATGTTCTGTAGCTGTTACTTGTGTTAAACAATCCGCTGTATAACTTAAATTTGTTATTCTAAATACTTTATTATTATAACCAAATCTAGGGTAGGTTACTTTTATTAGCTCTCCCGCCACTAAAAGCACGCCTTGAGGTCCTATTCTAAAATTGATCTTTTTATTCGAGCGGGACTGTATTAAATATTGCTCAGCATTTATCCTAGCATTAAAATAGTTAGAAATTAACGGAGATTTAAGATCCTTTTTCTTTGGAACTCCTCGATCTTGCTTTAAATATTCTGAATTGAAAAAAGTAACTGAACGATTATCATATCTTATAGATGGATCTGGTATACTTATACTAACACTATTTGCGGAACCTTTTATACCGGCATCGTCAACACTAATAGCTCCAATGATTTCGTCCTCAGTAATTATTCTAGGATCATCTGTAACATAGCCTGACTCATTAACAGCTTGTTCTACTGCTAAAACATACTTTCCTGCAGAATATCTTAAAATACCATTAAAATGATCTAGTAAAGTATTTACATTTTGAAAAACAGGATCACTTGTTCTTAAAGCAGCATTACACTGATGTCTAGTTACCTCATCTTGGGATTGACTCTGCCATCCCACATATCTCCAATACATAACATCATCAGAGTCATATATTGTATATCCACTATTTGTGGCAAGATTCGTTTTACTGTCCCAAGCTTTGACAATGGGGTTACCATCTGCACTTACACTATTAAGGCTTAATCCGTTTGTGGGACAGCTAAGGGTGATCGTGGAAGGACCAGCTCCGGATAGTTTAGTAAGATCAACATTTGCCTGCACGTGAGTATCTGATACTACTGAGGCAAGTTCTGTGATACCGTTAGGAATTTTATGGACTTTACTTCTAAAAGTAGGTTCTGAGTTGACTGTGGTTGTATGTTGTTTCCAAAAAAGCTGCCCCTCGTTAATAGACTTAGTACTTCCATAAGTTTTCCACTTTTCCCACTTACTTATAAGTTTTCCAATACAATCTTTAAAAACTACTTCATAGGAGACAGCACCATTGTCTCGAGTTCGTTGTGTAACACTTTCTACAGTACCCTGCCAGAATAGAGTGCTTCCCCCACCTGTAATAGAAGGCTTATATTGATATATATCCCCTACAGCCATATTGGTAGTGCTATTAGCAAAGACATGAATCTTAGAGCGAGTATCACAAGCACGAGCAGCTTCTTTAAAAGATTCAAGATCAATATCTTCTTCTAAATCTAATCCTCTACCAAATCGAGTATTAGTTAAGTAATCCAGTAATTGCATAGCAGGATTAATAGATACTTTTTTATCTCCTTTAGAAATAATTTTATAAGTATCTCCTGTATTAGCAATAAATTCTCCTGTTCCTGGTTCAAATACTTCCAAAGTAGAGGGATCAGTACCGGTAGGATTATACGTATGGTATAAAGTAGCAGCAACACTTAACTTAACCGATTTATTATATGTTATTCTTCTATTAGCAATGTCTACCGAAACTACTCTTGTTCCGTCTTCTATACTATGTATTTCCTCATTATAATTTCTTTCAACGGGATAGACAGATTTTGCAGGATCTTCATCTAATTTTGCCTTTATCGCAGTTAAAGTGTTAGTAGTAGCTTGATTATTATTGAAAGTAATAACGGTTCCTTCGCCTGGAGTTCCTGAAGCATCTGCAGGCATCTCAACACTGATATAAGCAGCCACAGTACTTCCATTAATGCTAGCCGTAACATAAGGATAAGCTTGTGTTTGTGCACCTGCAACTGACGGAGTTAAGTCCCCAAATAAAACAACTTTAGTACTGCCACCCTTATAACTTATTATTTGGGAATTATAAGTTTTAATAGTATCGTCAGCTAAGGTACGTGTGATCTCAATTCTTTGACCTTTATAATAATCATCCACAGTAGAAGCACTATTTGCTAATTTAACAGCATTTGCTACTACAAGAATATCATTTGCTGCAGGAAGATTATCTGTTATTTGTGTATTTCCGATATTTATAAGTTTATTATTACTAGTATCAAAAGAACCGGGTTGAATATATGTACATGTTTTTTCAATATCAACAGTACCAGGTGTTTCAGTAGACTCTAAAACACTTATTAGTACACTTTCATTAGAAGCAGAATAAGTTAAAACATCTCTAAGGTCTCCAGAAGGTACAGTAATATCAACTCCACTACCTCCTGAGTTAGCAGCAACTATAAGCTTATTCGCATCAGTACTAGTAAGGCCGCCATTAAATTGACTTGAAACTATTCCTGGAATAGTTCCTGATTCACTTTGTGCATCCCATGTTGATAGAAGTAGTTTATCATTCGCATTACTTAACTGTCCATCTTTTACAATCCAAAATTCAGTTGTAGTTATTCTAACATTACTAGCATTAATTAAAGGATCTTTATTAAAACGGAACTTAGTTATGTCTTCTTCTCTGGCATTTGTGTAGACAGGCTTTGCCATAATAGTCACATCTTGAGCTAAAGCCGTAATAGTACCAGAATCATCATAGTAAACATCTACCTTATCACCTACTTTAAAGGAGGCTTCTTGTGATATACTAGTGTTTCCTCCCGCATAGACAGGATTTTCCTTTTGCTCGTAAGACCAATCATAGTTATATTGCTCTACTTCCCTTCCTCTAACTACAAAGTCAATAGACGGTATACTAATATCGCCTTCAGCAACTTTGTATTTAGCAGCAACATAAGCCGTATCTAGTAATCTATGATTCGGTGTCCAGTATATATCCTCATTTTCTGCTCCTGCTTGTAGTTTAAATCCTTGATTCTGCACACCACCATCATTACTTAATGATTTATCTGCAATTCTAACCAACATATCATCGGCTCGTTGGTGAGGCCTACCCGCATGAAAATTAAAATCTCCTTTTATAGGGTATGTAATGGAAGTTCGTTTTTCGTGTGTAACTCCAGAGGCTTGGTTAATACTAGAGTCACTATTTCTATTTAATCCTCGAACTCGTAAAATATAATCAAGATTGGCAAGATTAGGGATACCAAATCTAAAGCTAGTCATACGTCCCATGAAATAATTATAACTACTATCGTATGTAAATGCGGGTAAAGAGCTTAAAGTATCACCTCTATCCATTCTGCCTTCGCAGAGGACATCTATAGTTTTATCAGTATTTTGTGTACTACGTGTGTCAGAATCATTCTCGCTTAAACAAATTCGAGATTGGTCATCAATATACATATCATAAATGCCACCAATTTCTCCTTCGCAAATTGCATAAATAACATAAATCTCAGACGCATCCGAATATAATGTATCTGCAAAAACAGGAATACTATCCGTTCTCTGAACACCGTAGATTACAGGTAGGTATTTAGCCTCTAAATTAAATCGTAGGTCAACATCTGCGTCAACCATTTCCGTATACTCTACCATTCTATAACGTTTGAAGATAAAACCACTACTCTTCATTCTATATTTGGTTTCTGCTCGCTGATACTCTGCTATAATATTTATAGCTTTTTCCGAGTGCATGAATCCTAAGTCACTACCATATTCGTATCTTACAAGCGCGTCTTCATCTACCCGTCCATTACTAGCAAGAGCTCTGTGCTGGGAGTCGGAAGTTAAACGACCGTTTACACGAACAAAATCACCCCAGTGGCTAGTCATACTCCATACTACTTGTGAACTTTTACTAACGTCTTCTACAACTTTTGCTTTTGCAATAATTCCTTTAAAAATTAAATAAGGAGACCCAATAATAGCTCCTGTTGTTGGATTAATATGAGTTTTATATACGAATACTTCTCTATTTATGTAGCCTGCATATGCTCCGTTTTCTCCGGTAGCTTCATATTCTTCATAAAATACAGACTCATATTGATCAGCAGAATTAAAAACAACATAGGTACCTGTTGTCTGAACATCTGTTGCGCCATCTAGTGCTTCACAAGTAATAGTTCTATCATTATTAGAAAAGGAAGTAATTATTGCTCTTTTATTGTGATAGTTAGGAGCATTCGACTTCTTAATAGTAATTTTATCGCCTTCTAGAAATCCTGATTGTTTCCAGTCATCTACAGTTCCGGCAAGGGTAAGCGTTACAGCACTACCAATAGTATTGGCAGTAGTATATTTAATAGTTATTTGAGCATTTTCGGGGCTTCTACTGCTTAAACCTTCCGAAGCAATAGCAATACTCATATTAGTTGCTTTTGCCTCTATAGTCTCAGAGATTGTACCTACTTTCTTTACTCGATCCGCACGATATGTTTGTGTTCCGTTACTTACCCCTTTTACATTTTTTGAGCCATCATCCCATGAAATATCAACAGATGCATCGCTAATATAAGTATAATCTCGGGCATTTCTTGCAGGTTTAGAACTAGCAGTAGTTACTGCTCTTTCGAATTTGATTAAATGGGCATATACAAAAGGATCTCCATTAATTAATGAAGTTCTTAATGCAGTACTGCCTAGGTCTCTTTCTGTGCTCATAGGTATTCTTCCAGTTTTAGGGAAAAGGAATATAGGTTATCCTTATTTAAAGTATACGAAGCTAGAGGTTTGGGAAGAACTACTTTAATAAGAGGTTCACTAAACTTAATAGTTTCTTCATCCGAAACGGCCTTAGATAAAGAGGGGCTCAATGTTAGCCTAAAGTTATTAGCATCGGGAATGGCTGTTTGATTGTCTGAGGGGGTCTCTACTCTAGTAATTAGATAAGCTTTTGTATGATTGGTGAATGTGCACATATCTCCAGGAGTAGGATACCCCATACTACCTATAGAATAGGCTGTGGCGCCTCCTGTTGTATTAATTTCTACCATAACTTCGGATTTAGCTGCTGCAACTGCTCCATTAACTCGTGGTGTATAATTAGTATTTACTACTGTAGTGTCCCAAGTAGAATTTTGAGAAGCCCTATACTGAGGTAGTGACACAAAAAACGGAGTAAGTGGTCCTTGTTTTCCTAGTAAGAAAGTGAATACAGGCTCGAACTCTTCTCTTGTCATTGGATTATAATTAATATCAATATTCCATTTTTGTCCTGCAATGCTTCTTGCAATTAGTCGTTGAGAATTAGTTCTAGTTGACAACACTTTATGACTGTTATCTAACTTTATCTGTGCGAAGCCGGGCCCGTAACTACCGCTTGCATGATCTCCACCACCACTTATTCTGTAGTTAGGATCTGGTAATATTTCTTGTAATGCCATTATATTATCTCCTGCTCACCCCGTCTGACACGACCGGTGAAGTATATATAGACTCATCAATATCTTCCATAAATTCTTCTCCATAAGAATTTGCTGCCTGTCTAAGCATTCCAATTATATTTCCTTGCTGTTCTTCAAGTACTGACTCTACGCCTGTTGCATCAATAGTATTAATATTAAAGTTTACAACTCCACCACCGCCAGTCATTGCTGCAGTATCATCTGCAGGTACTATAGTACCGGGGCGATCTGGCATAAATAACTCAGGACCCTGCTCTCCTACTATATAACCCATATTTCCACCGGCTGCTCTATGTCGAGAACCATAGAAAGCTTTTCTAAAGTTCTCCGGTCCGCCGGTTCCTTGTGCACCTCTGAAGTAAGCTAATTCTCCTCCAGCATTTTGAGATTTTGAAATATCTACTGAATCCCGTCGTTGTCCTACTGCTACCGATGACGGTCCACCAGCTCCTGCTGAAGGAGTAGACGCTCCGCCTTGGTAAGAAGTACCTGCAATTACTGCTAATTGAGCAGCACCTAATGCAAGAGTTACCCCATTCAACATAGCAAGGGTGGATCCAAATACAGCGGGTCCGGCCGGGCCTGCAAATTTAGCTACTGCTGCTGCGGTGGCTACGTTTGACATCATAGCAGTAGCTATATCAATAACGGCCATAGCCATTTGTATCTTCTTATTTCGTTCAAAAGCTTTTTTCTTTGTTGCTTCTTTTTTAGCTTCTAAAGCTTTAATTTTGTCTACAGATGCTTTGGATTTTCCATCCCTCTTTTTCTCTGCCTCAATCTCTTGATCAATGGCGGCAATCCTTGCATTAGTAGAGGCATTCATAATATCAGATACTGCACTTAAAGTCTGTTTTGCTGCACCAAGAACTGCTGCCATCCTCTCCGTTTTATCACCAGTCCTAGCAAAAGTCTCAGCAACGCCTGACCATGCACTTCCAACAGTAATCGCTCCTTGAGTTGCGGCTGCGATAAGCTCTCCTTCAGGACCTAATTGTTTAAGAGACTCTAGCATAGGATTTACTGTACTTTGAAGAGCTGCGAGCTGTTCTTTTCCAACTAACTGAGCTTGTTTTTTAGTACCTTCTTGACCTGTCTTTTCATCATCTTCAGTACCAAACTGTCCTTCTGTACCCAAAACCTTTGCTGCGTCTTTTCTTATTAGTAGATTTTCTTCAGCATCCTTTCCTTGAGGATCCATGAATTCTTGTTTTACTCGCTGTAATAATGCGGCGGCTTCTTCCCTAAGACTACTTATAGCTGCTATTCTTTGTGCTTCGATACTAGCTATCATTGCATCTTCGGAACTTGTTAAAGCTGATATTGCTCCTAATAGTGATTCGCCCTGTTCTGTCTCGGCATACTCTGCATCAGTCAAATTCATTTTTGCTGCTTGTTCTTTAGCTAAAACATCTAGTCGTGCTTTCAACACTACCATTTCTGCTTTTGCAATAGCTTCCTTTAATTTAAATTCTTGATTAATTATCTCTACTCGATCTTCGAGTGTTTTTCCTTCTTCCTGAAATTGTTTTGCATACTGTTGAGCTGCGCTAGGCTCGGCATCACTTCGTCTACTATCTGCACGATTTGCACTTCTAATGGCATTCATTCCTGTTGTGTTTTCAGCCTCATTTTGAGCTTTTTTACTATCAAGTATCTTCTGATGAGCGGCAGCGATTGCTTGCTCAACAGATAAAGTGTTCTCTGCTAGCATTAGCTTTTCTTTGTCCTGTCGTAATCCCTCATTATTGAGAAATGTATGATGCGCTTTTACATTAGTTATTTCCCTTTGTAAATTCAGAAGATGGGTTTGTATATCTGCGTCCTCAATATTTGCAGAATTTGCCATCGCGAACTCATTCCTTTTATTTATAAGCGTTTGTAGTGTTTCGTTTTGTATTATCTTCTCTTGATCTAATACATCTTTCCATTGATTTCCTACTAAATTTCTATTTTTAAAGAGTTGTAGTTCTGATTTTGCTCTGCTTATTTTACCTTTGCTAAGCTTCTCTTCCTTCTGTATAAGTTTGAGGTCTTTCGCTCTTAATTTTAGCTTCGCATGTACCAATTTAAAAAGATCCTCTTCATAATTACTACCTTCAGCTGCTGCCTGCTGACTTAACTTTTCAAATCCTATTATTTTCTTTAAAGCCGCAGGCATTTTCGCTAGTATTTCTAGTCTATCATTACTACTATCTTGTTTACCTGCTTGTTCCATAACTAAATTAAGATTATCAAACTGTGTAACTATATCATCAACACTGGTTTTTAGCTTATTTGCGGAAACAAATTTTTCTGTTGCTTCTTTTGCGTCATTAAGTCCTATAACTAATTGCTCTAAGGGTCCTATTGATTCTTGTAACTTTACGGTGAGAGCCTCGCCTAAAATTTGTGCTGTTGTTTCAAGCATATTATTTAGGCCCCCGGTTTCTATTTTCTTAATCTGCGCGGCAGAAACTCCTGCATCTGTGGCTAATTGAGCAAGCTCCTCCCTGGTAGTACCTGCTGATCGCATCAAAGCATCTAAACCGTCCCTAAAGGGCTGAATATTATCACCAAACATTCTCCAACCAGTTCCTTCTCCGGGTTTTAACTTCTGTAAATTCTCTCCTACGCCTCTAATAATATTACCGAGCGCTAAGTATTTTTGTGAAACTCCAGATATAGTGCTTGATTGCCCCTTCATGAACTTATCAACTTCATCTAAACTTTCCGAATATTCTTTCATGGCTTCAGAAGCTTTTCTAGTATCTGCTTCATATTGTTTTTGCGCATCGCTCTTCATCATTTCCATGAGTTTCTTAAGAAGTGACCATGCAATTCCAACAGCAGCAATAATTTGTCCGATAATAGGTATTGCGGTTAAGAAGGCAGTTCCAAGTACACGAACTCCTAATGCCGCTTTAGTTGCAGCATTTCCTAAAGTAATTTTTGCTTTAGTTAATCCTGAAGTTCCTTTCTTTGCTTTTTCTGCATTTTGGTTATACCCATCAAATTGCTCACTTAATTGAGAAAGTGCACCTTTAAAATCACCAGAAGCTGCAGCATTAACAGCTATTGCATCTCCATCTGCCAGTGCAGCTTTTCCATGCTGGTAAAAAGACTCTGCAGTTGCATCAAGAGCTACTTGGGACTCTCTAACCATGCCGTTCTTTCTTTCTATTGCATCTGCATAATCTCCTGATTCGTTAGTAAGATTTTTAAGGTGTTCTTGATTAACCTGTAAGGAAAGTTGCGCTCCAGCTAGTCCTTTATTAAAATCTTCCTGAGTAGCGGTACCAGCAGCTATTGCACCTTGTAGATGTTTAACTGCTTTACTACCACCGGTTAAATTCTTTAAATTCTTTACTTGTGCTTCTGAAGATTCTTTTGCTTTTTGACGACTTTCTGCATACCCGCCACTTAAGTCAGCAAGTGCAGGAACCATAGAAGTAGCAATAGTTCTAGCAAACATTACCATACCACCCAACATAGCGGCTTGTGAATTAGCAAACACACCAACAATAGGAATTAATACATTATTTAAAATATTAAGAAGAGCTTTGGTTAAGTCATTAAATGTTGCTGCTAGTCTATCGTAAGGATTTGTTTCAACATCTGCCATTGCAGCAAATTTTGTTTCACCTTCTTCTAATACAGCGTTCATAAAAGCTTGTCGTTTTTCAAATAAGGTTAACTGGTTTGCAGTTTTACCCAACCCTCTCGCATACGTTTCTGTTGCTTCGTCTAAACGAACCATTATACCTAGTTCGTCTAATAATTCTGGTTCTAGTTTGATGGCACCTTTTGTTAATCGATTTAAAGAATCCGCAGTATCTCTACCAAGTGCAATACTAGCTTTCCTAGCAACGTCTCCTAGTCTTTCAATACTGGAGGAGTCGAACCCCGCACTCGTTGCGAGTGCTGTTGCACGCATAGCATCTTCCATATTTAAGGCATGGCCAGTTGCTTCACGTAAGCCATTAGAAAGAGTTTTTAACGCAGTACCTGAAGCAGTACCCATTGCTGATAAGCCTGCTTCTAACTGCTTGACCTGGGCTGCTCGTTGTAGCGCCCCAAATGCAGCAGTTAAAGCAAAGATATTAGCAGCAAGAACCGCATACGCACCAACAAGCCCGGAGCTTCCTCCTCCGATTGCTTGCTTCATTTTTGATAGAGCTTTTCCACTGGAGAGACCTGTTTGGCCTACTCCTTTCTCTACCTTATTAAATTTATCTCGTTTTTTGGTTAGAGTATCTGTTGATTTGCCAAGATCATCAGTGGCCTTTGCAGCCGATTTAGCCTCTTTTGCGACTACTTTTAAGCTACCGTCTTTTTCAACTTTGACTTTAAATGTAATGCTATTACTGGCCACTATTTTCTCTTTATTTTATCATATTGCCGTTTTAGTTCTTCTGCGGCTTTTTTGATAGCTCTGGCATCTAGCCAATCAAGAAGTTCAAGAATAAATTCTTTCTCGCTTTCTTCTATATTATATGCCTCTAATAAAGGCTGTAAAAGTGTAAAATCTTTACCAACATACCCTATATCAGGATACACTCTATCCCCTAATCTATTAAAAATTTGTACTGCATCTAGAACTTGTTCTGGCATATCATCCCAATCTGGAGGAATTTTATCTATGTCAGGTTCTAGTCCCATCTGCTCTTGCATTTCGAAATAACGCTCTCGCGTCATTCCGGAATCAAGATTTAGAAACAGGTTTTCCAGTCTTTCTAGGCATATCTCCTTCTGACTTGCTACGAAAATTATCGAGATCGAAGACTACCTCATTGAGCCATGTATCAAATTCTGTAGATTGACTTACAAGTACTTCTGCATTGTCTTCAGTGTACTCGACTTCTTTGGACATGTCCTGTCCTTCCGTATCTATTAAGATCAAAGCTTCTAGGTGCGCTAAAGTTAATCCTTTCCAGTTTTTTACCGTTTTACGAGTAAACTCAGTAATGAATTTTTCTTCATCAAGTGTTTCTTCTGCAACTCTTGATCGTCTATTAAACTTTGTTGTTGTACATTTTTTTCGTATTGCGGTTAATTCTTTTCTTGAAAGATTTGCTACTTGTACTGAAAATCCCTCTAATCCTCCGAAGTCGAGCCACATGGCTTTACTATCGACTACTAATTTTTTTAATTCCATCTAATTTTGTGCTCCTGTGTTTAAGTTATTAATTTAAGTACACTCGAAAGTGCTGTTGGGTTTTGCGTCATTCGCCAATTATACTCTTCAGTATAAATAGTACCAGAACTTATTCTATTTGTAAAAGAACAATTACTAATATCTAGTTCCAATCCTTTACTACCTGCACTATTTGTCGCTTTTAGCTTCAAACTAGTATTAGACTCCCAAGTTAATGCGCTTTGGGAAGTATCAGATAAATACTTTGTTATTGACCCTCCTAACACCCTAGTACCTATATGAAAAGTTTCTGGATACTGTGAAGTTGCTGCGTTTGTAGCAGAAAGTGCTCCATGAACAGTATTATAGCTTCTCCAGTTTATATCATTCTGTAATTCGGCACTTACACCTATTACATTACTAGAAATATTTGTTCCACCTATGGTCAATAAATTCAATCTAGGCACTATATAGGTGGTTGTACTAACTCCTACATTTTGTAAAGTTCCTGGGTGCGCTGTATATGCAGTACCGTTTCCAGATCCATTACTTGTTGCAGTAAAAATAGTCCCTACTTTACTATTAGGTGCACCTATTGAGATCCAGTCCGTATTACCTACGGTTTGGATCTGGATACGCTTTCCTGATACTGCATTTAATGCCACACTCACAGTAGGCGTATATTTAGACAGCTTTGATGCTTCACCTGATATTGCTAGTCTCAAGGGTCTAGATTGATTAATCTCGAACGTCCCATCTTGAATAACGCATTTTTCAAGTTTCCAAACATCATGCTGAGAGGAAATGTATAAATCAAAAGCTGCAGCATCAACAAGTCTATCAAATAACACAGTATTGGTAGCTTCTTCTAGTAGAGGCACATTTAGACTAAACTCTGCAGCGTTTGCCTTATTTATTACAGAACCTTCGAAACTTCCTTGGCTCTGTATAGTTTTTACCTCAAAACTACTTTCTTGAAATGTTTGTCCAAACGAAATTTCACTTGTAAGTATGTTATACGCATTATTACTGTAAACAGCAAATACTTGTACATCATCCTTCCTAAAAGTAAAATTTGGCATTTCATCTCGTTATATAAGAAGGGGGTCAAAAGACCCCCTAATCTTTACCCATATATTATATTTCAAAACACCAACAATGTCAAGAAATATTTTTAGGCAGCTTTGTAGGTAACTTTCATTTCATCACCTTCACCAACACCTGATCCTAATCCATGGAAGTTTGTCTCAACAGAGATCACGTCTTCAATAGAGTGTGAAGGAATTTCTAAGTGGGCTGTAGGTAGTGATAGTTCTACTTTCGGGCCTGTTGCTGTTCCACCAACCTGCAATGTAATTGCAAATTTGTTAATAACAGTATTATTATCAGCAACTAAGTCTTTGAACAAGTCAGCAACTTTGTTAGTAGCAACGTCAGAGCTACCTAAGTAGCAAGTTAGACTTCCTGTAACAGTACGTGTTCCAGTAACGTGCTCGATTGGTTGGTTAACCTTACCGAGTTCCTCTGGAGTTAAGTAAGAAATATTATTACTAATAGTAACATTTCCGCCTGTTAGAGCTACCTGATATGAGGTTTCATACTGCTGATTTGCAGTACCGTTAGCATCAGTGAACGTAGTACTTGAACGGAAGGTTGATTCCGGAGCAAGAGTTAACTGAGTCAAACGGTTACGAATAAAGTTTCCAGTATCCGTTGCACCTTCATCAATCACTGATCGCCATCCCATAACATTAGAAGCATTATCGCCAGAAGCATCAATAATATTTGTTGCTGTACCACTAGACTCATGATTGGCTATATAGACCTTATCAGAAGCATCAGTATCAATCCAGAACTGCTTGTCCGCAGTAATAGTTGGAGCTGCTGCTTGAGCAGTCCATACATCAGCTTTTGCACCTGTGACTTCTCCAGGACTTACATCCTTGATTTGTCCCGCCATTCCAGACCAACCAATGGTAGCAATACCATCAATATCAAAGTCCATAGATGCTTCGTTCACAACTGCATTTTCTAACTTATAAATCAATCGACCCGCACTTCTATCTGAAAGAATAAAGTACAAATTGAAAGTTCCGAGTGCCGCTCTGTTTGAGTCAGTAAAATTAATTACAGACCGATCAGAAGCAGTACCTGCGTTCGCATAAGTAGGAGTAGCACCTGCACTTGAAATAGTCTTTGCAGGAGTTCCATCTGGACTAGTATTAGCATTAGTTGCTGCTGCTGTATACTGAATCATACTTTCTGCATAAATAGTTATAGTCATATTCTCAGAATCGGCATCACCGCCAAGACCTTCACCATCTACTACTATTGTTTGTCCTGAAAGAAACTTTTGTCCAGCTTCTGTTACAGTAACGGTAGAAACACCACTTGCTACAGTTACTGAAATTACAGCGTTTACGCCAGAACCGCTATAAGTTATATTGGTACTATTTTGACCACTTCCTACGTTGAAAGTATAAGTACCATCAGCTCTATCTCCAGAATCAGTATCAGTCGCATCGTCAATAGTAAAGCTTGAAATTGAGCCCCCTGTTGTTGGATGCGTAAACTTACTTCCTGCTCTGTTGTACACGTTCTGACCTGCCATAGCAACCCAAAGGGCTTCTTCAACAGCGTGCACCTGAGCTGTAGTTTGTCTGTTTGCTTTACCTGTTCCATCTTCATTAGCTCCCGCAGCAGCTAAGAAAGGACGAGCATAAGTGGAAAACGACCATTCTGCCGCTGATAGAGAGTCCGTAAACATTTTACGACCTCTACGTGAACGACCTGAAGAGTCTTCCATTTCGTTGAGAGTTATCTCTGATGCATTCGTTGCTTGAGAGAAACTGAATCCATCAAGTACCGGAATAGACCACAGATAGCCGTCTTTTTCCATGTAGAGCCGCGAATCTCTACTAAAATGTAAATATTCAGCCATAGTTATCTCCTATGATCTTGAAAAGACTGGGCGTGAATGTTTATTCGTGCCAGAATTTTCTAATAACGAACCTCGATGAGCATTTCGCCTACTCCTAAAGGTTCGAGTACACCCTCATCAGTATCAATACTAATGACTGTGATTTGTTGAGTATAATAGACAGTATTCATCTTGTCAGTATACTCTAATCTTGAGTTATCTTCGATAACTGTTTCGACATCTTCCATCAGTTCGTTTAATGCTTCCTGTGCATCTTCTTCCTGCACATAACAGCGAATCGTTACCGATAAAAATCTATCTCTTACACCTGCGGATTGATACTCTCTAGTTTCACTTCCTGCATTTAGATGTAAGGCGGGGAATTCATCAACTTCATCCCAAAATTTTAATGTTGGATGTACATTTTCTCCAACATCTGTTAAAAAAGCTCCTTGACCGTTTATTGTTTTTAATTTTGTAACAAGAGCGTCAACAATGCGTTTTCTTCTTGAAGCATACGTTCTTGCGGTCATTATTGTCTCCTAGTAAATATTCTTCCTAATCCAAACCCTATTACAATTTCTCTTATGGACTGATCTATTAAAGGTCTGGGGTCTCTATCAATATCTGCAAATCTACTACCACTTGTACTCTCGTATCCGCCGTATCGCTCTTTCATATAAGTATAACCAATACTTGTGAAACCTTGAGGGGTTTTTGTTGCATCTGTGGCTCTTACACTTTGTGCGAATCTTCCAGTCCTATTTTCAAGTCTAGGAGTACCCATATTTGCGGCTACTACTCTAGGGAGTTGATTATTTAGAACTCCCAATATATTTTGTAGAGCCATTTTTGGCGGAGCTGGTTTTCTTTTTCCTGTTCGTCTTTTTGCCTTTGGAAGAGCGACCGTTTTAGCTAAAGTAACTGCTTTTGCTTTCTTAATCTTAGGCTTACCAATAATAGCGGAGGCTTTTCCTTTTGACTTTTTAAGAGTTGTATCTTCTGTTGTTACTCTAGCACGTCGGTTCTTTCTAAACTCCTCTGCTATACCTTTTATAATTAGTTTTCTATTTCTTCTAACTACAGAGTCTGAGCCTTCCATATTTCCAAAATCTAGCTTTGGGCTTCTTATAACGTCTGAAGCAGTTTCTATAAATGCTCTTTTTGCTTTTTTTGCAACATCTCCGAACGCCCTATTACCTATTCTATTTTCTAGCATTATTACAAAACCCTCTCCATCATCAGCTCTTATAGCGGAGAGTTTAAGGCCTAAGCCTTGTAATAATTGATACATCTCTTGAGCATCTGCAATGCCCTCTGCCTGTAATTCTTTTGTTAGTTTATCGTAAGTAGTATTAAAAGCGGCTCTCATTTGAGTCTCGACAATGCCTTCGCCGTGTTCGTGTCCTGCCTCTAATACGGAACCTGCTGATGCGGCTATTCCGCCACCCCCCTCTTTTCCTGTTCGTAGAGCTTTTTTCCTAGTTCGTTTTGTTTTTTTACTTGTATAGGTCTCTTCTTGAGAAGTAAAATAAAACTGAACCGATTCAAAATAAGCTTCAATAGTATCAGAATACGCAGATTTTACTTTCTGATAGATATTGCTTTGATCAAACATTGGAGGAGCATCAGGCATTGCGTCTCTTTTCCACTTAGGGTTTAGTACTTCTTGATCTGTAGAAGTAGTAAACGTAAGTTTTACACCTTTTGTACTATACGATTTTCCTCCCAGACTTTTTATATAATTTACTAAGAAAGCGCCCTGTTTCTCCGCTAACATTCTAATCTGTGCCATATCATTATTTGTTAGCTCCCATCCGTCTTTCGATGAGTGTTTGGCTGCCTTGATCATTTGTGTTCCTAACCTTCCTGGCGTGAAAACAAATGTATGTGGCTGTAAATTATAATCACTCCTAAATATAGGGGACTTTTTGCCCATTTCTACAACTAGCTCATCTACAAAATTTTGTATTGCTGCTTTACTCACTAAAAGTTTTTATATAAGTCTAGGACTCGCTTTATGTGATCAGGAAAAGCTACGTTGTCTTTCTGTGAAGAACTGGCAGCATTTTGTATACTTGCTCCTTGTATAGTTCTTCGCTCTTTATGTTCGTCTTTTAAGTAGTATGTAATTAAATCAATTACTGCCAGTTTTAAATCTGCTGGTACAGCGCTGTATCCTGCTGTATAAACTATTTTTACTGATGCTACTCCTTTCTGCCAGTTTTTATATCCTGACGCTGTAGTACGAAGTATACTATCAGTTGAAGTATCTAAATAATACTCTTGTGCGCCTGTTGTAAGCGTAGCGTAACTACTAGCGTAGTCTTCTCGCTCTTGTACACTTACGATGGCATTGACAGGACTCTCAGTTAATTGTACAATATGAGTGGACCAGTCAACATTAAATGTTTCAGTTTTATTTGATGAAAAATAATCAACAAATGTGTTACCACAATAAGTTTTTACTAATTGACTCACGGACGGAATTAATGCCTCAATTTTCAAGTCCTCTTTTGGAGTACTTAAACCTTCAGCGTCTTTATATGTTTGTAATGTTATTAAATCTGCCATAAGTTAATTAGTAAAAACTTGGGGAGGGATTACCTCCCCAGTTTCCAAAGATTACCGTAGTAATCTTAGTAGTCAATATTAGACATACTTGAGTCGCAATGAAGGCTTATCAGAACCTGAAGCTGCGTACAGTTCGGCGAAGCCGAGGGACTGTGCTGCAACGATCACATTCTGCTGATCTTTCACGCTGTACTCTGTCTCAATGCTAACGCCCTTTAATCGGGGTATAACATAGTTGTCGACATTAACTGCTATTGCTGCTGATGTAGTTGCTGCTCCACCTGCGGCTAGGTTATTGGCTAGCTGGTTAGTTGCGACTACGGGGGACCCGAAGACCGAACCAACTACACCGATACGCTTAGTAGCAAGGTCGTTTCCAACTTCGCTTACGTCGGTGAATCCAGAAGCATCAATTAACTCGTAGTAAACGTCATTAGGAACAATGAACGCTACCTTTGAGGGATCCATGCCATACTTGCCCATTTCCTTTCTCATGCCGAGAAGGATGGCGGGAGTAACTTCAGCTGAGGTATCAGCATCGATTGATACTGCAGAAACGGCAGTAGTTGCGCTTCCATAACCACCTGCATCATCAGCACCATTATCACCTGCTAGACCTTTTGATATTGAGCCAGCGGAGGCACCAACAAGGATAGCCTTGTCAAGCGCAACTGCGTGCGCACGTGCTAGTGCGGAAGTAACAATAGGTAACAATGTTACAACTACTTGCTCGTCGGTATCATTTGAGATATAAGTACCAGCGATCAATCTGTGAGCCTGTAAGATTACTTGGCTAACAGTATAGTTGTTATCACCTGCGTCAGAGAGTTGGTTAGATGAATCACCTACACCAGCTGCGCTGAACGTTGCTGCTCCTGCGTCTGGGGCCAATGGTAGTACAGTGGCACCGGAAGCAACTTGGATATCACGGAAAAGAGGTGCAACCTTCATTTCCTGACGTACTTCGTTCTCAAACTGAGTTGAAACGATTACATCGATACCTGCTGAGGTAGTAGATGTATAATCCACTCCAGCTTTTTGCATGACATTCTTTCCGAAATCGGTATCCATACCTTTTCCAGTAATCTTGCCAAGAACAGTTGCTTCGAGAAGCTCTCGACCATGTGCCTGAAGATCGCTCTTCTGACGTCCAGAGAAATCACGCTTACTGTTTTGAATTGCTTCAAGTTCAGCTTGCTTCTCTTCTAGGTCTTTCTTATACTTCTCCATAACTTCCGCAGCATTCACTTTCTCATCTTCGAATTCTTTACGGATGTCTTGCATCAAGCGTTCTGCACCTGACTCTACGCCAGTTTTGATTGCAGTCTTGACTTCTTCTTCTTGCTGAGCTTTGGCTTCTGCTTCCGCAGTTGCTTTTTCCTCAACTTCTTTTTGTACAGCCTCATCGGCTGCTTTTTGCTCGGCTTGCTTCATTGCAATTTTAGCAGCAGTTTCCTCAGCTACTTTTTTAGCAAAAGCTTCCAAGTCAACGGGTTGATTTGTCTCTTCAGACATTTGTATCTCCTTTTGGACTTGCGCCCCGTCACTATTAGTGAAAGTTTTTTTGAAATCTTCGTACTCATCCATCGAGTCGAAGGACTTCGCCAGTGAAAAAGTAGCCGTTTGGTTACAGGGTACAGATACTACAGATACCTCAAACAACTCAGCGTCCTTTATCCTTAATCCGTCGGTTTCCTCTATATAATCAGCATCCTTGACTCGGAAACCAACAGAAAAGGCTCCAAGGACACCGTCTTTAACTAAGTCCACAACATCTTTGGCGGCTTTACTTATCTTAGCCTCCATTTCTAAACCATTATCAGTAGCTTTTAGTCCAGTCGCTCTTCCAATGGGTCTATCATAGTTATGGTTAAAAAGAATTATGGGATTCTTTTCAAAATTTTTCAATCCACCTTTAGTCCAAGCATCTGCTGAAATAGAATCGCCCGCGCGATCAAAATCAGTGGTGCTAGCCATACCTCGAATTTTGACACTACCGTCTTCATCAGTATGTGACTTAAAAGTAGAGGTCAGATTAAATATCTTCTCCATCATCCCCCTCATCATCCGCTTTAACAACGGTCTTTGCCTGTGCCATTTTTACTTCTATGGTAGGCTCTTCTTTTTCGGGGACTTTATTAGCAAGTTCCCATAATTTGGGATGCTCTTTTTCTAGCATTGTTAACATCCTAGTCCAAGTCCCAAAAATCTTATCAACCTCTTTTACATCTAAAAATTTGGGTCGATTAGGCATCCTAGCGTACTCTTTCCGATCAGGAATTTTTCCTAGCTCCGAAAAAAACATACCAAGTTGTCCTGCAATTTTTACTCTTTTAGCGTGTGTTGCTGCCATTATTCTTCTTCCTCTTCTACGGGTCTCCCGCCTTCGTTAGGGTTTGATGCACTACCTGCAATGTTAGCAGGTATTCTTAAATCATCATACCCGTCCATTGGGTCAAAACCTAGTTGATCTCTTGCTTCGTTTGGTGAAATAATACCTGCATTAACCAATCCAGAGTAGTAAAAGGATTGGTCACGTAGTTCTGGTTGCAAAGCAGGAATATCGGTCACATCTTCCTTTATTTCAAAACCGAAAAACCTGCTTAAGCCAAAATTCATTTTTCTAACAATAGGTAGTATAGTCTCTAAGTAGTATAGTCGCATATTTGGTCGTATGTTAGCATTATTTCCAGAATCTAACATAATTGGAGGTACACCTATTGCCTTTAATATAATCTTTTCGTTTTCTTGAATAGACGATTGAAAGTCCAGTTCTTTAAAATTAACATTTGAGATTGAATCGACCTCAATACCACCATCAAGAATAAGTGGTCGTCGTCCCCCAGCATCAGGACGGTATCGTACTTGCCAGGACTGCAACATTCGCTCTTTGATTTTCTCAGATAATGTATTTGGAGACTTTAGCACTAAGCCAGGGACTGCTCCATTCTTAAAAAAATTATCTTGAAAAGTACGCATATATGACATTATTTGCATAGTGCGAACTGCAGGCTTTAATCGTGAAACTCCCCTATAAATATCATGGAAAGAGTTTTCTTTAATATGTATCATTTCGTTAGGCTTATAATCAATTTCATTATAAGTATATCTTTCGACATAAGTTTTAGCATCACCATGTATTTGTACAGTATCTGCAGGAACATGGTATAAATGCGCCCCGTCGTAATAGATAAACATATTTCCATCTAGAAGATAGTCTGTGATTAGGTTTCTTTTGAAAGTACTGATGTCTTGGAAGGGATTGGGCTCTTTATTTAATAAAGTATCAACTTTAGCCCTTTTTATTCCTCTGATAACGCCAGGAACGGAAACTCTGTCTACTATAGATGGTATTTCGGCTGCATCGTCTACAACCATATTTACTGCACGGTTTACGACTTCTAGATTTTCATAATAAGTTTCATACTTATCAGTAAATTCTCTGGAAGTTTGTGTTGAGGCTCCAAGATAGGCTTGAACAGGATTTAGTTTTTCCTCAACTTCCTCACTTCGAAAGAATCTGTCATACCATGCCATGTTTATCTCTTTGAATCTGTACCCAGCGCATTTGT